GAAATGAAGTACATTCGAAATGCAATGACAAAGTCCATTGGAGCAGCTGCAAAAACACGTGTTTTGCCAATTTCAACTTTCATCTTGGGCAATGTCTCATCCTTCAATGTATCAACAAAGATGTATGGTTGAACAAATCCTTGCTTCATAGCCTCAACTTGTTTAGTAACAACTTTTCGAACTTGTTGAGCCTTCTTTCCATACAGATCCCATTCAAGATTTCCAAACCAAAGAGTTTTGCCTTTTGATTTTTCATGACACCAAGGATAACCTGCAGATGTTACGCGGTTTATACCCTTGATGTATTCCGAATCAGTTCCTTTGACGGCTTGATCAAAATCCAATACTTTCATGTTTGAATAATTACATTTTGATTTCGCTAATTGTTGTTTATACGATAGGACACTTCTTTTCAGAATACTTGCGTCAAGCGTCGGTACATTCTTAAATTGTTTTTGGATTCCTTTGAACATGGGACCGTCCACTTTTTCCGGGTGCATCAGTTTTGCAGGGGCCATCTCTGTTGGATAAATTCTGTCTTTGATCTGAGTTGAGTGAATTTTTGTACTCACATTTGGATATGGAGGATCAAGAATATCACCCAATGAAACACAATTTCCTTCTACAATAGCGGCCGGTGTGTCTTCAGATGGAACATAATCTGGCAAAACTTGCTCATCTTCATCGATAATGTCGACTAGGTCTTCATATACCAGAGGAATGAAACATGCTTTCCCTGCACAGCCTGCAAAGTGAATTCCACAAATGCGTCTTGCACTAGTCAGACTATCCATAAGATAAACACTACCACAGTCTCCTTCACGGGAACCAATGTTGGTTGTTGCAGATTGACATGTGAAACGTGATCCATCAGTGTCAACTGTCTCCTGAAGTGTCAAGTTTTCAACCATGCCAAACTTCGTCTCAAACGTTTTATTGGCACAATCAGCAACAGTCGACACAACACGAGTACCAACAAGATTTGAAAGATAGGACCGCTCCATGATGTGCTTACGCAAATCTGGGTATCGCATACATTTCTTATCAAGTTGAATGCAACACAAATCAGTCATTTGGCCTGCACGCGTGTAGTCCTTGACAAGTGGCTGAAGGTCTTTCCAATAGTAGTCAATTCCCGTGTCAGAAAAGGATGAGCATATGCGAATCTTAAACATTGGTTGTTTTTCTTGCATACGATCAATCAAACGAACATAATGAGCATTTATTATAAAGGTGCGTCCTACTGGAAAGAAAATTCGAATAGGGGCAGCACCATTTATAATCTCACCTTTGTCATTCAACCACAAGATCTTTCCCATGTTTGAACGCAATTTGATGTTGAGGTCTGAAGCATTGGTCGAAACCCATCCTTCATACTGATTACAAAACATTCGTTTGGTGATATCAATGTTCTCGATTTCTTCTTCTGACATTGTTTTGAAAACACTCCAAGATGGAATAGCATCACGAAGAAATTCAACAAAATCTTCATCTTGCAAACCAAGTGATTGGGCGTAGTTCATTGTCTTGATCAGAAGTCCATTCCATTTGATACGTTTTGTCGTGGTATCATCTGAAAACCATCCTTCAACTGTCATATCAATTTCTTGTGGCCCATATTCCAATTTCATTTGTG